TATTAACACTGACATTAGTAGGTGGTACTACAGATGACTTTCGAGTAATCGAATTAATCGGTAGAAGTGACGCAGGCGAATTCGCATAAGTTATCTAATAACAATATTTATTTTTTTTTTATTTTTTTAATTTCAACACAAAAACAAAATGGGACACATAATAGTTGTTGTGGAAGGCTTTATAGAAGGCCTGAAGAAGTTTGAAGAAAACTTCAATGGAAGAGTTTATGCTAATGGTAAATCTAAAGTGCGAGTTAGAGAGATTAAATTATTACATTTTGGATTTAATGATAAAGAAGATGCTTATGAAAAAATTCTATCAGATATTAAATCAGTTGCAAGATATAATGAAGCTGATAATAAAAATGCTCAGAAGGGAACTACAACTGAATTACATTCTAAATTTCAAAAATATATTAAGTACTTTAGAAAATTCTTCAAGGGTATAAAATCTATAGATGAAGATTTAGATAAAGTAGAAGTAGGAAGTTTTAATGAGGATATGAAAAAGAAAGGAATTGTTTTCAACACAGCCATCATTCCAATTGGAAGAATTGACGATTACAAAGATAAGGACGGTATCGAATTAGTATGATTCATAAGATGGTTTTAAATAAACATAGGAGGTTAAAATAATATGGCACTAACAACACAATCGATTTCAACTTTAGGAAAAGATGCTGATTCTACACCGGAATGTGAAGTACGTTTAGATTCTGAAGGGAGAGGATACTTATACATAAAGAAAAAAGTAGAGGAAGTTAAAGAAGAACCTGTAGTAAAAGAAATTAAAGTTAAAAAAACTAACAAACGGAGTAGAAAGTAATGACATATTGCACAATTGCAGAAGTGAAAGAAGCTATTAGTTTTCCATCAGACGGAGCTCCGCTAGCAGATTCAGTTATCGGAAGTTTTATTTTAGATGCCGAGGAAGAAATTGAAGATATTTATAAAACTAAATTCGGAAACATAGAACAATCCGGAACAGCTGATGGAACATATTCTACATCAGGATTTGCAGACAGTTCAAAAGGTTGGGCTGTTGATTCTTATATTGGTTATGTATGTTGGATTTATGGTGGAACAGGTGAAGGTCAATACAGAGAAATTTCTGCAAACACTGCAACCGCATTAACTGTTAGTCCAGTTTTCACCACTGCACCAGACTCTACTTCAAATTATAGAATTATTAAATTAGGATACAAGAATGAAACAATTGATGGTAACGGAACTAATATGATGTATGTTGCTTATCAACCTCTAATAAATCTTAATGCATTATCAATTGATTCTACCGATGTAACTATTTCTAATGTTTATCAGTATAGTAATACCGGAAAGATACAACTTAGCACAAGTGCTGAAGTACAATATTTTTCTGATAACAACCCACAACTTATTGAATTAAAATATATTTTTGGAGTCTATCCAATACCTAGAATAATTAGACGGTTAGCTATTGTATTGGCTGGGATAAGAACTTTAACTGCACAAATTGCAGGAACATATGACGACTTTACATCAGTTTCATTACCAGGTGGATTTACAGGAGCAAAAGGAGAACCGTATATGAACGTTAAAGCGTCATTAGATTATTTACAGGGCGAAGCCCGAGGCATAGTTTATGGAACACAAAGTACAGGACAAGTAAGTGGCGACTTCAGAACTAGAGCAACTTATAGACCTTGGACTATATTTGGATAAGGGAGGAATAAAAAAAATGACTGAAGAACAAAAAATCGTTGAAACTATTGTAGCAGAACCTGTTGTAGAAGAAAAACCGACAGAACCTATTGCTGAACCTGTAGTAGAAAAAGTTGAAACCATAACTCCAGAAGTTGTAGAAGCTAAACCAGTAGAACCTATTGTAGAGGAAGTTAAAGAACCAGTGGTTGAAGAAAAACCAGTAGTTGCTGAGACTCCTGTAGAAGAAGTTAAGGAAGAAGTTAAGGAAGAAGCTGCAGAAAACGTTTCACCTTTTGATTCTATAAAGATTCACTCACATATGTAAAATGGTACAAAATGTTTTAACTGTTAAAGACTTTGACAGAATATTAAATGACTACGCAGGTCGTCAAATATCACACACTCCAATAGTAAAAACTACATCAAATATTTCTGGACAAGAAACTTTAACAGATGGAACAGCTGTAACTATTAAAGCATATTTTATGAGAACAAATCAAAAATGGGATTATCAAAAAGCCGGTTTCTTAGAAGTTGGCGACGCTGTTGTGTTAGCAAAATATGCTGATACTGTACAACGTAATGATAAAATAACTGTTGATGGATTTGATTATAGAGTTAAAGAAGCATTTAACGTTCCGGGTGTATTTTCAAGTACTACTTCCGGAACATCTTTTGTTTTTACTGCTTGTAATTTATTTTTAATTAATTAATGGCGTATACAGAAGAACAACTTAACAAATTATTCTGGGGAATAGCTATCGATTTACAGGAAGCTATCAAAGATAAACTTATTGAACTTAAAATAAAGTTTACCGGTGCTGCTATAAGTAGTGTTAGAGCTACCGTGGAGAAAGATAAAATAGTTGTTAGGATGAATGACTACTTAGAATATATTGAATATGGAATGCCTAACCCAACAAGCCCAGATGAATTATATAACTGGGTAAAGAATAAAATTCTAGATGATTATAAAGGTAAAAATAAAGATGCAGCAATAAAAAGAGTCTCTGAAACTATTGCAAATAACATTACATTATTTGGTCCAAGACCTAGACCGTTTCTACGGCCTGTACTGCATCAACAGCTTCCACTGATAATTCAACGAAATGTTGATAGACTAAGCGCTTGATGGTTTTAAAAATAAAAGTTAATTTATAATATCAATACCCGTAGAGACTCTGGAGAGTTAGGGCGATTAATAAAATGAAAACATCAATTTGGAACATAAAGCAAGAGCTAGTAATTTTCTTACGTAATGGAGATTTTATTTCTACAACAGATAGAGGAGTAACAACTTCATCTGATACAGGAACATTCACCGCTGCTGCTACACACACATTAGCAATCAATCCTACTTTAGTAAAAAATGTTAGAAGTATTGTAGTTGGAGGAACTACTTTAGATTTTGGAGATGATTACACAGTAGCTTATGCAACGGGAGTAATAACATTTACCGTTGCTCAAACTGGAATTTATACAATATCATATGACCAAGGTTCTACTGATAGAATTTTTCCAGACTATCCACAACCATATTTAAAATTAAACAACTTCCCAAGATTAGCTGTAGATATTATAACCGGAACAACTAGTGAATTTGGAATCGGTGCAAACGTATCTCAATCAGAATATATTGTTTCAATCGTGTCCTATGATAAAGACCAAGATGATGTTGAACAAACAATAGCTTCAATCCGAAGTAGCTTACTAGACAATAAAAAGAATTTCTTTTACATACCATTTCTAACTGTAACAAACATGGGACCACTTTTAGTTACACCGTTTGGAGATAATAAAATAATGCAGAGGAATCAAGACTTAATGATTAAGTTTATATTTGAACAATGAAAACTAGAATGAGAAAAATACCAAAGTATGAAGATAAGGTTTTATCTAAAGAAGATAAAATAAAATTAAAAAGATTGGCATGGTTAAAAATAAAAACAAAAGGAGGTAAAAAACAAGATGACAAATAATTATATTTCGGGAAGTTCGACTTACGCACTTTACGCTTATGAACAAGTTGCACAATGGGATGGAGCAGCAACTGCACATTCAGCTTCTTCAGAATCTTATGTACCATTTGGCCAAGGAATAGACATTTCAGTTGCCAGAAATAATAACGCTGAAAGAATTGTAGGAGTTGGAGCAAGAAATGCTACAGCATCTATAAACAAACAATATTCAGGAACTGCAACTATTAATGGAGCATTAACAAATGCTTATTGGTTACTAGGAATTTTAGGAGCAAACGCTGATGGAGGAACTGATGGAGCTTATACTCATACGTATACTGAAGCAAATAGGTTACCAAGTTTTACATTAAAGCACGGACTAGATGTTGGAACTACTGATGTTCAAAATATTTTATTAGGATGTAGAGTAAATACTTTTACTATGACTGCAGCTGTTAATGAAGCTTTAAGATTTAGTATTGAGACACCATATAGATATGAAACAGTTGGAACAGCTTTGATTTCAGACGTAGCTGATGTAGAACCAGTTTTCACATTTGCACACGGTTCAATTGAATTACCAGATGGAACTGTAATCGCAGCTGTACAATCTTTTGAGTTGACAATAAATAACAATTTAGAATCAATTTACGGAGTTGGTAGTAGATTCATGGCAGACCAAGTTGCTAAAAATAGAGAATATAATTTCAATATGACAGCAGCATTTAAAGATTACACAGCATTGATGACTAACTTTTTTAATGGAACAAGTTCAGCTACTGCACCAGACGGTGGAAGTGGAACAGAAATTGCAACATTAGAATTAACTTTCACAAATGATGACGGTGATATTTTAGATTTCAATTTTACAGGAATAACTTTGAATGAGGAAACTCTTCCTTCAAATGCTAGTGAAGTTGTAAAAGAAAATGTAACTGGTTGGGCTCGAGGATGTACAAACGTTATTTATACAAATGACATTGAAACAGCACCTGCCGAACAATCAGCATAAATCCTTTAATTTTTATTTTTTTAATTTTTAAGGTTGACTCCGATAACTCGGAACAATTAAATGAACAGGAGGAAAAATATATGAACATAGAAAAACGAGAAATAGATGGAAAAACAAGAACAGTTGGAACTGTAGAAATTGAATGGGAAGGAAAAAATGAAACAGTTGAATTAATTGCTCTAAGTTTTGGTGAAGATTTAAGAATTAGAAATAAATGTACAAAAGTTCAAATGGCTACAGGTACACCAAATGTAACAATAGACCAAGAAAAAATGACAATAATGAATTTGAAAAAATCTATAATCAAAGCTCCGTTTGAAATAACAGAAGATGTTATATTTGATTTAGACAAGATAGTTGCCACAGGTATATTAACAGGATTTAATGAACTTAATACACCACAAGAAAAAAAAAATTTGAATTAAAATATGCATTATTTAATGGTTCAAGTAATCAAGAATATCAAGAAGACATAATTTATTTCTTAATGTTAAAATTTTTTAATTTATCACCAGATAAGGTTGATAAAATGGAAAAAGAAAGAGTATATAAATTGTTATGGTTGGAAGAAAAATGGAAAGAAAAGGAAAATAGTGAACAAACAAAAGCAATGAAAAAATAAAATGGCAAACGAATTTAAAATAGAAATACCAA